TACTAGTATTGTAGGTGACGATGCTTAGGTCAGAAGTCTTCACTAAAAAGAAATCAAGTAAGCATGAGCAAGAAAATGAGCTAGTAGTTAATTCGGACTTAGACGAGAAGTTACTTTGTGATCGTAAGCTGGTGCTACATAAGAGCTTAGAAGATGATGTAGTTAAGCTTATTATGCAGATTGAACAATGGAACGCTGAGGATGACGAGGTAGAGTTAGCCCTTAAAGAGTACACTCGACCTACTATATTCCTGTTCGTCCATACTCCAGGTGGTTTGTGCGACGCAGGGTTAGCTCTAGTAAGTGCGCTAGAGCAGTCAGTTACTCCTGTCACTACTATTGCAGTTGGTAGTGTTGCTTCTATGGGTATCGCTATATTCCTAGCAGGTAGCGAGCGGTACGCTTATCGGCACTCCATTTTTATGATTCACCAGCTATCTAGTGGTGCTATCGGTAAGCTTCAAGGTCAACTTGAGCATGTATCGTGGAACCTTCGGATGCAAGCTCGCATGGACACGCTTATTACTGAGCGATCTATAGTAACTCAAGAGCAACTAGACTCGAATAGGGAGCGCAAACAAGATTGGTACATGTTCGCTGAGGAAGCTCGTGACCTCGGTATGGTTGACGCTGTACTAGCTGTAGGAGTTCAGCTACCATTCAACCCTAAAGAGGCTGAGGTGTTCGACACAGGTACAACAGTAGAGGAGCAAGCTAGTGACGATAACGGCACAACAGAAGAAGGATTGGATACCGTACTACCCGCAGACGAGGACGATAGCATTCAGCCCGAGGAAGAAGGGTCTGACTGTTAGGTTTTGTCCACCGTTCGAGTTCGATGAGCCGTTTCAAGTACTAGATGTTACTAGTAAGTACGTAAGTCTACTTGCTACCAGAGATTGTGGGTTAGTTAAAGACGTAGAACTTAAGATGCCTGTTGAGCACCTAAAAGAATTATTTAAATATAATCTCTGTAATAGTAACCGCATTACAGGAACTTGGACTCTTTACCGAAAAGGTAACAATGTATACATAAAACCTATTCATAAAACGTAGGTATATATGTGATATACTATATGTACGGGGCAATGTAGCTCCGTACTTTTAATTTTAATATAATAAACAGAACGGAGCTACATTGGACTCTTATCAAGAATTTATCGCTACAAGGACTTATACTCGCTGGCTAGAAGAAGAAGGTCGTCGAGAAACATTTAAGGAAGCAATTAACCGCTATAAAGAATTCTTTTTTACACGTATACCTACCGAGAAAATATCAGAATTCGTTGACGCTACAGATATGATATCAGACCTAGAAGTAATGCCATCAATGCGTTGCTTGTGGGCTGCTGGTGATGCATTAGAACGAGAAAATATCAGTGGTTTTAATTGTGCATTCGTTACTGTAGACGACTATCGCGCATTCGCAGAAATTTTATACGTTCTTATGAATGGTACTGGTGTAGGTTTCTCTACTGAACGCCAAGAAGTAGCAAAGCTACCTAAAGTACCTAGTGATTTATCAAAGTCATCATCAGCTAACATAGTATTTGAAGACTCTAAATTAGGCTGGGCAGAAGGGTTTCTAAGCTTGCTAGATAGTTTGTACGCTGGACTTATACCAGACCATATTGACTATACTAAGATACGACCGGAAGGAGCAAGATTAAAGACGTTCGGAGGTAGAGCTAGTGGCCCAATTCCTTTGGTTCAACTGTGCGACTTTACTATTGACTTATTCGTAAACTCGGAAGGCTCACATTTATCGTCAATAGAGTGCTACGACCTTGTTTGTTTTATCGCTAACTGTGTCGTAGTTGGTGGGGTTAGACGGTCAGCTACAATAAACCTATCTAACCTTAGTGATGATAAAATGCGCCACGCTAAAGATGGTCAGTTCTATAATAAATACCCTTACAGAGCTTTAAGTAATAACTCAGTTGCTTACACTGAAAAGCCTTCTACTACAATTTTTATGGAAGAATGGATGTCACTTATTAAAGGCGGCAGCGGTGAGCGTGGTGTAGTTAACCGCGAAGCTATGGCTAAGAAATGTGATTATTTAGGTAGAGAATACCAAGATACTATGGGTGTTAATCCATGCTTCCATCCAAATACAGTAGTAGAAACTGTAAACGGGCCTGTTATGATTAAAGATATGACTGAGCCTACAAAAGTGTACTCAATGACTGAGAGTGGTAAGTTGTGTATTAAACAGGCCACAGCGTCGTGGGTAACTAGGAAAGATGCTGGCGTAACAAAGATAAACTACACTAACGGTTCGTTGGTTGTAACACCTGAACACCGTGTTTGGGTACTAGATAAAGGTTGGGTAAAGGCGCAAGACTTAGTAGTAGGAGATAAATTAAATCCGTTAGTGCGCCACAGAAGAGGTGCAAAATATTGCGGAATTAAACTCGGCTCAGAGAAGAGATCTGAAACGCAGATGGAACACCGCCTTGTATACCAAGGAGTCTACGGCGACTTAATAGAGGATTATGATGTACACCATATAGACGGTGATACTTATAACAACACTATAGACAACTTAGAAGCGATGCTACATAGTGAGCACGCAACATTGACGCGGAATAGTTGTGCTAACGACCACCAAGTGCGCGGATCGAATGGTGAGTTTATCTCAGGTAAAGATAGTAAACACGGGTCAAAGACAATTGTTCATTTACCTGACCACTTAAAGGCTGGGCTACACCAATACTGTACTGTACTATCTACTGAGGACTTCGGAAGTTCTGATGTTTACGATGTCACAGTCGAGGATACACACTGCCTTATTGCTAACGGTGTTGTTGCTCATAACTGCGGAGAAATAATCCTACGGTCAAAGCAGTTCTGTAACTTATCTGAGATAGTTGTTCGTGATGGCGATACATTAGAAGACTTGAAACCAAAAGCTAAGGCTGCTGTAATTTTCGGTATGCTTCAATCTACGCTTACTGATTTTAATTTTTTGCGTGATGAGTGGATCACTAATACTAAAGACGAGGGTTTGCTTGGTGTGTCTTTGACTGGTGTATGCGATAATAGTACATTAACAGCTTTTGACTACGCAAACCTACGTGAATATTGCTGGTTAGTGGCAGAAGAGTGGTCTAAAGTTCTATGTATAGATATGCCAGCTGCTATTACATGCGTAAAGCCTTCGGGTACAGTAAGTCAGTTAGTAAATAGTGCTAGCGGTCTTCACCCTAGATACTCTGAATACTACATCAGACGTGTTCGTGTTAATGGGACTGATCCTATTGCTGAGTACTTAATTTACAAAGGTGTAAATTGGGACGCTGAGGTAGGTCAGACATTAGACAATCATACAACTAAGGTTTTTGACTTCCCAGTTAAATCGCCTAAGTGTGCGCTACTTCGTGAAAACATGACAGCGATTGAGCAATTAAATCATTGGCGTATGTTAAACGATTCTTGGTGCGACCACAACCCTTCATGCACTATCTACGTGCGAGACTCTGAGTGGTTAGCTGTAGGTAATTGGGTGTATGAGAATTGGGATGACATATGTGGACTATCGTTCTTACCTTACGACGGAGGTAACTACCCTCTAGCACCGTATGAGGAGGTAACTGAGGAAGAATACTTTAGACTAGTAAGTGAATTCCCTAAAGATATCGACTTCTCTAGTGGGTTAAGAGACTTCGAAGTTAAGGATACTACTCAAGGATCTAGCGAGTTCGCTTGCTCTGGTGGTAGTTGCGAACTTATTTAGTAGTTCCAATAACAACGACTCAAAACAGGGGAGCTTAATTGCTCCCCTATTTACTTGGAGGTGTGGATGGACTTCTTTATTAGGCTACTAGTGTCTACACTATGCACCTTTATTATATCTAAATTTACTATACACTGTTATGATCATATCGAGTCGGGGATCATAACAGGCCCAACTGTAGTCTTCTTTGTTGGTTACTCGCTAGAACTTGCTAAACTAAAACTTACTGGAGACTTCGACTCACTTAACTTGTTAGCGTACTTTCTAGGTACTGCTATAGGTTCCTCATTCTTTATTTGCTGTGTCGCACTATTATAATGAGGACTACCACTAAAATTAAACACAAAGGACTTATATGCTTATAGCAGCTACTCAGTACGATCTATCAATGAAAGCGTTGGATGTTTATGTTTCTGGATGTAAACCTCCTCACTGCGCTGGATGTCATAATCAAGAATTATGGGAATTCGGCAGTGGTGATGCTTTTTTGTGTAATCATAGTCACTACATGATCAAAGCTAAAGATCCTTTGGTGGAGCGCATTATGATCATGGGAGGCGAACCTTTGGATCAATGCGAGGGTCAGTTAGGACAGATGATCAAAGAATTTCATAAGACAGGTAAGGAGATCTGGTTGTATACTAGATACGAACTTGAGGATGTGCCTGAGAGCTTCAAATATTGCCTCAGTTACGTTAAAACAGGTAAGTATGATGAGTCGTTGCTAGTAGATGATAACGTCTATCAGGTTGGCGATTTCGAGGTTAAGCTAGCTTCGAGTAATCAAGTTCTACATAAACTTTAGATAGAAAAAGCCCACACCGATTAAGGTCGTGGCTTTAGTTTTGTCTATATCAGTCTTTTAATCGCCCTTTCTCTCCCTTGGTCTACACCTGACAGGCGCAGTTTAGGTAGGTACTAGGACTCCCCTCGTAGTCATATGTTACCATACAACGCAACCCACTTTAAATCCATGTTTCAGGGCTGTCTCTCCTCTAGCACTTTACCCTGCTAGAACTTAATAGGCGTATGTTCAGGATACCTATTAAGGCTTGGTCGGGCTGACTCAAAGAGTCACCAAGGTTCTCAGTTAGAATGGACACACCAGAGCTGAGATTTATACGTTGCTAGCCTACCACCACACGTGTACTTCTTAAGTACTTTGGGTGTTTTCCATTTGCCTCACTAGCGGGGCTATTTATTCATCGGGACGGCATCAACTAAAAATGCCCTCACCTTATTATAACTAAAGTGAGGGCATCTATTATTACATATTTAAAATTTAAGGTATCAAAGCTATTAAACTATTGTATTCAGCTAATGTTAAATGTACATGCTCCCCAGAAACGCCTCCCTGTAGACCTGATAGGTTCTCATGATCTGATGGAGTAATCCCTATTCCGTTGACCTTAGTAGTCCTTAGGTCTAAGTATACCTCGCCTTCATCTGTTAAATAGATTTGCCTATTTTCGTCTAAGATAAATGACCCAATAAATATGAACTCTGCTGTAGGTAACCCTTCTAATACTAAAGCCGCTACTTCTGTATATATACCTGCCCTCGCTGAGGCTCTACTTGCGTAATCAGCTTGTCCTTGTACTAACGCATACTCATCGCCAATACCACCTACCGCTACTAAATGCATCACTACGTAGTCATTATTACCAGGGTCTGCTTGTTCCCATAATCCGCCATTTAGTGTGTTATATGCTGGCCTACCTGTGGTTCCGTACTCAATAGATAAAATGTTACTTGATCCTGTTTTATACCAATCAAGTCCTACCCTATACCAAATAGGTAGCGTAGTAGCAGCCCCTATTGCTATATGTAGATCCTCGTCAAACATTAACCCAGCAGATATACCGCCTACTCCTAAAGTGGACGCATTATTAGACAAGTCTGGATACATACCAGACACGTACCTAGTTCCTTCTGTTCTATGTAAGTACTCATGGTCAGCTCCACTCATAAGGATGCCGTGGCGTTCGTCTCTAGCCACTATGAACTCATCTGAGGTAGCGTTATAATAGAAGATAGATACTAGTGCGTACATATAGAATACGTCATAATCAACGACATTTGAGTGCGTAAGCACACCGACATCATTAAAGTAGATCCAATGCATACCTGTAGTAGGTGTCGCTATCGTTACAGATTGTGGTGTTGTGAATACATACTTAATACCTTGTACGTACACAACTAACTCAGTCTCTCCTACCTTAGGTTCTATAGTTATTGTGTGCGCGTTTAAGTCTACAGATACATCGCCCATTGTGTTAGGGTTTAAATGATCGAATCCAGTAACCTCAGTTGATTCTGCGCTTACCCTAACCTTTTCGTAGTCAGTTTTAGATAGGTGGTAGAATTCTGTATCATCATCAGACCCTCCATCTAACCCTGATAAAGTATTGTGATCAGTTATCGCACCAGTTTCGAACTCAGTAGTTAACGCACTCTCCACAGTAGAAGGAGTAGCGGCGTTCTTCTCGAAGATTATACGGCCAATTAGTAAGGAGTTGTACGTTATTACTCCTGGGACATCTGACGGTAATCCAGAAGATTGCGCTTCACCTAATTTATTATAAGAGTCGGTGCCGAGTAAAAACCTCATATTTTTAGAGTCACTAGCGCACCGATATACCCACACTACACCGAAGTCGTTGTTATTCAGTAGTAACGAATCGTCAAGTCCTTGGTACGAATCTACTGGGTACGACGTAACGTCCTGCTTACCCCACACACCTAAAGTCTTTACCCATAAGTAGCTACTATCTACGTCCGAGACTACACTACCCAACGTGACCCTATGAGCACCATTCCATAGTACCCCAGAAGATATAGATATTACATGCCCAACTGATTCAGAAATTCCTAACCCACTTTCTACCGCGAACCTATTCGTCTTAACTAATCTTGAGTGTATCTTATTCGCTAACCCTTTTCCTAGTGTGTCCCAGTCTAGTACACACAACTGAGTTCCTACTCTATATAAAGTAAATACTGGAACTATTGTACTTTCATTTATAGTATCTACAGTCTGCAAAACTTGGTACTCTGGGGAGCCGTTGTTATACGAAGCTACTATGAAACTAGGCTCGTTATCCCCTAGTGCTAAAGTAGCTTCAGCTATCTTGTACTCTTGCAATACACCATCAAAGTTTCCGTTATCGTACAAGTTAACTTTAATCTCAGTAACAGTTATTGTCCCGTCTAAGTTATTTGTATATGACGGTTGTACTGTAACTCCTGCACTTAAATTGTGTGGGATTCCTCCAGCGTAAGCACCTAAACTGTTCATTACATCACCTCTAGTGTTATATCAGCAGTGAATGCTATAGTCTTCACAGCAACCCCTCTAACAATGACGCCGTTACGTGTCATAGTATTAGCAGAGTCACCGTTTATGTAGTACGTATAAGTAAGAGGAGACCCTACGGCTAATACCTCATTCATAAGTAGTTCCTCGTGTGCCACAAGAGAAACTATACGGTTAGGCGCGAAACCTTGCACCTTTGTTCCGTTATCATCATTTATCAATGCCGCATTTGCCATAGTACCTCCTAATTTATTTATTATCTGGCTTAGAACTTCCAAAGTAGTACCCATAAAGATCTTTAACTGTACCACTAAGTGTACCCATAAGTACTAATAAAACGTCCCTCATCGCAGGTGCAGTATCAATGTAGAACATAGCGAATATACAACCAAAGAAACCTATAGTACTTCCGTATGCTAGGACTGTTTGCGTATTATCAGCTGAACCTGCTTTAGCTAGTTCTACCTGACGACTACGAGCACTATCTCTATCGTCTAAGTAGATCTCAATCTCTTTTAGTCGTAGCTTCTCTAAGTCTTCCTTATGATCCATTTCTGCCATACGTAATTTAGCCATTGCCTGAGGATCTTTTGCTATAGCCGCATTTACAGCTTGTGGACTATTTTCGCAACCAAGTACGCTTGATACTAAGGCTCCTACTGAAGCACCAGCTGGGCCTCCTAGAAGACCCCCAATGATAGGTGCGGCTGATGCTACTGTTTGCCCTATCCCTTTCCAATCAAATTTCATTTTGTGCTCCTTATAGTTCACCTGTTGTTGTTGTTACCTCTAAACCAAAACTCACCTAATCACCCACCACAGCATCAAAGATTGACACATACTTCCCACTAGCGGCCCTAGACCACCTAGCCTTGTTCCCTCGTAGATCGATATGGAATCCTTGAGTATTCCAAAAGGGATACACACCTAACCCTACTTTCTCATTCATCCCTAATTCTTCTAAGGCATCTATAATTAGTTCGTACGCTTCTTGCATCGACACACCTATAACAACGAAGTCTACTGCATTTCCTAGGTAGTGCTGAGACTTTGTAGCGTGTCCATTAGTAGAGAATCCGCAGTTAATACTAATAGGGTATCCGATGATGTCTCTAATGTTGTCTAGTAGTATTAAGAACTCAGGATTCATCTTATCAGGATCTCCCCAGTTCTCAGTCTTTTTAAAATATTGTAAATTATCCCAAATCATTGTGTCCTTCTTTCTTATGTAAAGTATTTAGCTCCTACCTTATTATGTAAACTAAGGTAGGTTTTAGTATTACTAGTTTATTTAGTTAGAATCTTGTACAACTTCTCTGGGGAAATAGACTTAGACTGGCTAATTAACTCAATACCAGCAAAATTCGTCAATGCTTCTGAGCATAGTTCAGAACAGAACCACTTCTTTTGTTGGTGTATACCTACCCACCCAAGAAATACACCTAACCAATCGTACTTAGAGTTAACTTGTCTCATACACCATGCAGTCAAAAGACTCTCCTGCTCAGACGTAATGTCAACAGTAACTAGCTCCCAGTGTCCAGAACTGAAGTCAATCTTAGCGAACCTCACACCCTCTCTATCTGAAGCGCTGAAAGCTGTTCCGTTACTAAATACAAGCTCACAGTGAGAGAACTTAGAGTTAGTAATTTTCGCTATTAGTTTATCGAACCATGTACCATATTTCGCTTTATAAAACGCTACTTTCATTGTTCGTCTCCGTAAATCGGCATTGCAGTTATAACATCACTAAGTGCTATCGCCTCAGTCGTAGATAGAAGCTCGATACCTTTAGCCCAACACTCAGCTGTCCACATAGATAGTGCTTCACACTCACTCCTGAATTGATTATCGTATCCTAAGTATTTCGATATTGTATCGATATCATCGTAACCATTTCGTTGCGCAGTTGCGTTGAGCATTGCCTGTATTTTAGCTGAACCAGCTTTAGTCATAATATCAATATAAAGTGGTTCACTTAGTACAAGCAAAGGACGACGTTCGATCATTGTTGGCATTACATCAGGCACAGTTTCAAAATAAATCAGCCCTTCGTCATCTGACCTTTCAACTTCTGCGTAGGTCTGCTCAGGTTCAACCAAGTGTGGATAATCGAGCACCAGAGCAGCAATCTCAGTATCTCGCTCTGTGTTGGCACTGTATGCCTCTGACACAAGTACGTTACGCTCTTCCGTAACCGCCGCCACATCGAGCACATCATCTTGAGCCATCAACCCTAAGTAACGTGCTTCAGCTGAAAGGATTGGGGCTATTGCTAGCCCCTCCAAATAAGTCTGGATGTCGCAATCAGTACAAACACCAGCATCAATTTTGGCTTGTAATTTCTGTATCTTCATTACTTACACCTCCGAACTGAATGATTGCAACGGAACCAAGTAAGTACCGGCATCCGTATCAAGCGCACCGTCGTCTGTTGTATCAATCTCTTCACTCGACACTTTGATATGGTTTTGTCCGTTGAGAGATACCAAAGCTCCTGCAAGTTTAGCTCCTTCCGTCAAGCCACTTGCTGTATGAGTAGCAACGCCGTTAATTCGTTTCAACACAGTACATTCCTCGTCAGGGCTTGTTCCTACCGCAACCTTGTCCGTCACATAGTCAACCATGCGCGATGAGTCTGAGGCGATTACGGCGGTGCCTTCTGAGATTGTGCTGTCAGGTGTTTCGTAGTCGATCAGCGGGGTTGTTGGTGAGGTGTAGACTATTAAGTATAGCCACCCTTCTGGTGTATTTAAGTTGTACCCGTTTAATGTGGTGTCAAGTATCCCATTTATCCCTACGGTGTTGATCCCCCACGTATTCCCCTCATCTAGTGAGTATAGTGCTAGTAGTACGTCACTGTTGATATGGTGGTTCATTTTATAGTCTTTACTCGTACCATCAGGAATCAACGAACTACCGTCTTCAGCAACCAGCAAAGG